TTTAATGGCCATTTCGATCCGAGCCGCCTTGTTTTTTCTCCGCGCAATCGAGGATTTAGAGGGTTTTGCCAATCCCAGGCGGTACGCCTTGCCGATCACGGCATTGCGGGTGATATCCTCCCCCAGGCGTTCGGCGATTTCCCGCGCCGTATGGCCCGATTGCCAGTGTTGTGATAATTTCGAGACTCGTTCGTCTGTCCAGTTCATTCCGCCGCCTCCACCATTTCCACTACCGTTACCCAATCCGCCGGCACCACATGCCCGGCGCCGTCAACTTCAAATTCGTATGATTTCACGCCGTACAAAATGCAGGGCTCGGCTTCCACCATGCGGCCCTTGAAAGCGCCTTGAGTGAGTTTGATTTTCATATTTCCATCCCCGCTTGCGTGGCCTTGGGAGCGGGTTTCACGCCCTCACCTTCGCCCGCAGCGGCCCCACAGCCATTTCCAGGAAGTCCGCCACCGCTTCCAATGAATTCAGGGTGACGACGCAGGCGCCGGCCATTTTCAGGTCGTACTGGCAGTCGATTTGCTTTGCCGTCAGCTTGCCCTTGGGCGGCTTCAATTCAATGAATATTGCTCGGCCCTTATGGATGATTTCAATGTCTGGCCAGCCCGCACGCACGCCGGTATCCTTCAATGCCTGTTGTGCTTGCCAGCCGCGCTTGCCTTCATTTGGGCTATGGTGCATCGCCACATTCGCCGGCAGGGCCAGGCGCAGGAATTCCGTCACGGATTTATGTAGCTGGGCTTCAGTCATGCGCCGCCCCCGTCCGAACCGGGAACGTACTTTGCGGGCGTTTGTTTAGGTGGCACTGGCGGCCCGGCGCTGTCATGTCGAATGGCATGGACGACGATGAACCAGAACGCGCGCCAATTGGGCAGGCCAAGCACGGCGATGATGGCCAGGAAGGCGAGGGCTATGAGTTCGGATGTCACGCGGCGCGAACCCCCTTTGCCCAAGCTGCCCAGCGTTCAAATTTTTGTTGGACATCTGCCAAACAGGACGCCTCCGGCTGGTGCTGTTTGCCATTCCAGAAAAACCGGATGGAACGCACATCCATTGTTTCGGGGTTGCCCTTCACCACGGCAACGGTGAAAAGCCCGGTTGCGGAAAGGCGCTCAAACATGATCCGCTGCCCGACTGGCAGTTCTTCGCCGGCATCGTGGCGCTTCCATTCGAGCACAAGGTAATGGCCATTGATTTCCACGATGCCGTCGATATCGGACATGCTGATTTTGCCCGGCCAACAGCCCGCGAAATATTCGATCTTCGGGCGGCACTTGATGTTCCAGCACCCTTGTTCTTCGCAAGGCCAGGTAATCGGGTTCCATCCGCCTGGCTTCATCGGCTCACCCTCACGATGAACCCATGGTTTTCAAAGTGAGCCGCGAAGTCCGCCCACCGTTTCCCGAAGTAGGCAAACGCCTGCCCCTGGGTTGGCGCGGCTACTTCGCCGGCGGCGTTGTAGAATTTGACGCGGCCCCGAGTGAAACAGATTGCGGATGCGGCGGACGCGGCCTCGTGGAACCATGCGGTGTCGGTGTAATTGTGCGTCAGCAAAACGGCTTCTTTGACGTTGCCGTTGAAAACTTCCCCGACGAGCTTGGAAACGAAGTGCGCAATATCCGGTTGGGAATACGGCGGGTTCAGCCAAACCTTGCCCCACCATTCCTTGGACATCGCGTCATCGACCTTGGTGAAATGATGCTTCGCCCGAACGATTTTTTGCGCGGCATCGCTGCTGGCGGCATCAAGTTCAATCTCGCCGCCAAACAATTCCCGCACGGCATCAAGGTAAATGTCCGGGGTGTACCATTCGTTTTCGCCGGTGAAGACTTCCTTGCTGCCTTGCACGGCCATGGCCTTGTTGTAGGCAACGCCGTAGAGCAGGGCCTTGTATTTTGGGATGTCCTTAAGACGGCTGCGCCATTTCGAAACTTGCTGCTGGGTAATTTGGGTTTCTTCTTCGGCGACTGCCACGGAAATCGAACGCTGGTCGGCGTTCGATTTATTTCCGCTACGCCCAGGACTTTGGCGCACACCAACGCTTGCGTCCCACCAGTCTCTAAATTCCGCTTGCTGTTCCAGCTTCTCGTCTACAGCCGCTTCCAGCGTCGGCCAGTCCCGCACCTTCTTGGCGTACTCAATTACGGCGTCGGCCTTGGCGTCGTTCGTCTTCGCGGCCTGCGGCTCGTACCGCGCCACCTCGCGCCCACCCCCGCGCTGCACGGCCCCGCTCATGCGACTGCCTTGCCAATCAAATCCTTTGCGGATACCGGAATATCGCGTTCCGCCGCAGCCGCCAGAATTCGGCGCTGAAGTTCAATCGTCTTGGCGCCCGCAATTGCGCCCCGGTCTTTCCAGCTTTGGATGGTGGTGGTTGGGATGCCGGTGTCGCGGTGCATTTGTTGCACGCCACCAAACGCTTCTATAATTTCATTTGCTGTCATGGGAGCGCATTATTTACGCATTTGCGTATTTTGTCAACGCAAAAACGTACAAGAGGCCTGGACGCAAATGCGTATTATCCGCCGTAAGAATGAGATGCCGCGAAAGGAGCGCACATGTCCATGGTTAGAGGCGAACTTAGGAGGCTTCGGAAAAAAGCTGAATTGACACTATTGGATTGCGCGCGGCCCCTGGGCGCCAACAGCGCAAGCTCATATCAGCACTACGAAGATCGGTTTAAGGACAAATACCTACCGCTCGATGTTGTTCTGCGGCTGCGCCCGCTGTTTGTATCGAAGGGCATCAGCGAAAGAGAATTCCTCGCGCTGGCCGATCCGCAATTGACAAATTATTTAGTCCACCTGCAAAATACGGTGATGGTGCCAGAAATATCTAATGTGCCTGCCGGGGGATTTGCGGAAGCGTTGGAAAATTTGAACAATCCCCTTTACCATCCCATAGATTATCCCAATTCCACGGTGGCGGTTCTGCGTGTCACCGGCAACAGCATGGATCGCGCTGGTCTGCCGGATCGATCTAAGGTGGTGATTGACTACAGCGTAACCGTGCCGAAAGACGGGTGCATTTATGTATTTCGTTTGAACAATGAAATCACCATCAAACGATACCGAGATAACCCGCCACGGTTAGAGCCGGATTCAAACGAACAGGGACACGAAACTACATTCGGCGTCGAGGGGCTGGAATGCCTAGGCCGAGCTGTGAAAGTTTTATTGGACATCTGATTCGCCAGGGGGACATTTTTTTTGCCCGGCATTACGCTTTTGCGTTGACAATATACGCAAATGCGTTAAAATCCGCCCATAGCCCGTATCGGGGGGGAAGACGAATGGCAGACCGACATGACCACGCGGCAAGGAAAATGAATTTCGACATTGAATACCTGGGTTGCCCGCCGATCCCGCAGCACCTTCGCGCTGGGCTGGGCAGTTACATCAACCATCATCAACCAACGGGCGGCGGCTTGCAGGCCATTCTCGAAAACGACCTGCACGGCGCCTTGACGCGCGCGGACCCGGAAACCCGCGCCGCCTTGCCGACGATAGCCTGTTTCCTGCATAACGAAGCACCAAGCGCTTGCCACGGTTCGAAAGAAAATGTGGCGGCCTGGCTTGCTGGCGCGGCTGAGGAATAGCCCATGACCAGCCAGCACGGCGAACTGCTTGCCCGGATCGACGCCGCCATGGCCTGCCCGGAAATGCCGGAGGCGGCCCGCAAGGAACTCCGAGCGCTACGCAAGTTCGTCAACGGCACGGTGATCGGCTTTCCCATCGGCTACACCTGCGACGGTTGCGGCACACACCATGCCTTCAATATCCCAGCGGGTGCATGGAATGGCGGTGTCTGGCACACCTGTACGAGATGCAGGCAGACCAATGACCTGACGGCCGGCATCAACATGGGCGAAGTCACCAGCAAAAGGCGCGTGGCATGACCCTCCTTGCCCGTCTATGGCGCTGGCTGCGGTACCGCCACTCGTACCTGGACAGGCCACTTAGCGAGCGGTTGGTCACGATCCACGTTAGGGAAATAACAAACATCAGGAGGTTGGGATGACGGATCCAGAGCGCACCTTTGTCGCCGCCTGCCTGCTCGGCTTTTGCAGCGGCATGGCGCTGTTTCTGGTTTTGGCGTTATGACAGCCATGCAAACCCAGGGCTTGGTTGTCCTGTCCCACCCGCCTGAATGGCACGCCCGGCGCGAGGGCAAATTCACCGGCAGCCCCGCATCGCCGCTCATGCGCGGAGAGCTAACCGAAGTATATGACGGCATGACGGGCGGCGGCAAAGACCTGTCCGGCGTTATTTTGCCGACCATGGGTACCACGCTCCAGCCATTGATTGCCCACCATTACGAATTGCAGACCGGGACACCAATCACCGAATACGAGGCGTGGAAGGTACACCCGGAAATCGAATGGATGGCGTGTAATCAGGACGGCCGCGCGGGCGACCGGATGGCGGAAATTAAGTTCACTACCGGGCGGAAATCGCTGCCGGAACTGGTTGAATCCTACATGGGCCAGTTGGTCCACAATACCATAATCGCACAGGCCACAGACCCGGCCATAACGGGCTGGGTACTGATCGTGCTGACGGGCTGGGGAGCGCTGCAAATTCAGGAAGGCGCAGTTGACCCATTTTATGCCGACATACTGATGGAACGCGAAGAGGCGATGATGGAGTGCATCAAAGCCGGCGCGCGGCCTGGTGACGGCATTGTCGTTGCCGCGCCCGTGCCGCAATCGGAATGGCGCACCGTTGATATGACCGGCTCGAACGAATGGGCGTCATTGGCTACGGACTGGCTGGGGAACAAATCCGCCGCCGCGAAATTCGACAAGGCCGGCAAGGGCATCAAGGAATTGATTGAGCCGGACGTTGGCGAGGCCGGCGGGTATGGCCTGAAGGTGAAGCGGGCGAAGAATAATTCATTGCGGATTAGCGAGGTAAAGTCATGACACAAACGGAAAACATTGCGGACCTGTCGGCGGCGCTGGTGAAGGCGCAGGGCGAAATCGAGGGCGCGTCAAAATCAGCCACGAACCCGCACCTGAAATCACGATACGCTGACTTGAGCGCGGTGTGGGACGCCTGCCGGGGGCCGCTTACCAAGAACGGCCTGGCCATTGTCCAGATGCCGCGCTACTTCGAAAACGAAATGCGGCTGGTGACACGCATCGTCCATTCGTCCGGCCAGTGGCTTGAAGACGACGGGTTTCCGCTGTTGCTTGGCAAGCAGGATATGCAGGGGCTCGGCAGCGCAACCACCTATGCGCGGCGGTACGGGCTTATGGCGGCGGTGGGGATCGCGCCGGAAGACGACGACGGCAACGCGGCCAGCGACGGTAAGGGACAGGCGGTGAACGGCGCCGGCAAGTCCGACGCCAAACCGGCCGACATATCCACCGCGACGGCGTGGACGAATGGCGCTCTGCCGAAAATCGCGCAGTTCGGCACCCTTGCCGAATTGGAGGCGTGGGAAAAGAAATGCAAGGCCAACCTGGACAACATTGAAAATAACTACCCCGAAAATTGGGCAAAAATTGTCGACGCCACCAGGGACAAACGATCCACCTTTCCAGATGAGCGGGCGGCCAGGGGCTGATGCCTGACCGCGTCATAGTCACCGAGAGTGACCGCAACATGCTGGAGCGGTGGCTGGGCGGCATGGGTCTGCCGTTCACCGTGTCCGTCACCAGTGGCAAGCGGCGTTCCGTGGGGCAAAATCGTCTCCAGCGGCTTTGGTGCAACGAGATTGCCGAGCAGCGCGGCGACATGACGCACGAGGAAGTACGCGCGGAAATCAAGCTCCACCACGGCGTGCCGATTTTGCGGGCCGAAAACGAGGCGTTCTGCGAAGCCTATGACAAGGCGGTGAAGCCGCAATCCGTGGAAATCAAGCTGATGTATATGTCCGAGCCGTTGGATTTCCCGGTGACGCGGCTGATGACGGTGAAGCAGAAGTCCGCGTATCTGGACGCCGTATACCGCTACTATACGGCGCAGGGCTTTCGGCTGACAGCACCGGACGAACAGGGAATGGCCAGCACCAATTCGGGGGCGGGGCCATGATCCCCAAGCGCCGCAAGCCACAGAAATCGGGCATCCCAAAAGGCACGGAGGCAATCTCATGTCGCAGTCATCTGCAACATGTGAGAGGGTTTGTTTGCCTGGGCGCGGCGAAAGAGCCGGGCAAATGCCTGGGCGGCATTGAGGCGCACCACGTCAAAACGCGCGGGGCGGGAGGCGGGGACGAGCAGGTTGTCCCGCTATGCGTCTTCCACCATGCCAGCGTCCATACGGGGTGGCAATCATTCGAGGCCCGGCACGGCATCAATTTGGAACGCATTGCGGCCGACATAGCCTGGCATTCACCGCACCTGCGGAAGCTGCGCCTGGCCAAGGAGGCAGCGGAATAACCATGCCCGGGCGCCTGCAAATCGCCGACATGCCGGCTTGGCCCCGCTTTCTCAGCAGGGTCGAGGCTGCGGCCTATGTCGGCGTCTCCACGGGCCTGTTCGACACCGAGGTGGCGGCGGGACTGTGGCCCGAACCGCAGAGACGGGGCGCACAAGGCGGGCGCATTACCTGGGACAAACTTGCAATTGACCGCGCGGCTGATCAAAGATCAGGTTTGCAGGACGCGGAGGTCTTCGACGAAGACGAGGAAATCGGGAGGAAGATTGCACAATGGCGACTATAACCATCAGGCATTTCGTAGAGCGCGCCGGGGCGTTTTACTATCAGGCAACCCCGGCCATGCGCCGAGGCGGCATTCATAGCGAGGCCCTGGGCGCCGACCGTCACCCAGCCATATTGCGGGCCGAGGCCCTAAACGACGAATGGGATGCGATCCGCAAGGGCGGCAAAACAAAGGCCCGCGCCGTGACCTTTGATTGGCTGATCCTAAAATATGAGCACTCCAGCGGATATGCCGTACTCAAACCGAAGACCGTTTTGGAGGTTGATCAATGCACCAAGATCATCGGCTCGATTTTAGGCGGCAGTTCGGTCAGGTCGCTGCGCCGCTCGCGCATTCTGGAAATCCACGATCAGATATTCGCTCAGGGCAGCCTGCCCCTGGCGAACAAGGTCATTAGACGCTTGAGCGTTTTATTGAACTTCGCCGTAGAGCGGCAGTTCAGGCCCGACAACCCCGCCCAAAATCTGAATCTGCCGAAGCTGCCGCCACGCAAACAGCGCTGGACGACGGAACAGGTGCGAGCCGTGATCGACAAGGCGCTGGATATGGGCCTGCCCGGCTGGGCCCGGGGCATCGCCATCGGCTATGACACCTCGCAGCGGCTTTCAGATATTGTTGGCGCCCTCTGGTCCGCCTATGACGGCGAAGGCATCGAATTCAAACAGGCCAAGACAGGCGTCGAGATGTGGGTGCCACTCTGGTCGGACACTATCGAGATGCTGAACCAGACGAACCGAACAGCGGTCACCATCATCACGGGCGAGCGAGGCCGCCCGATTAACGAGCCCGGCTATTTTGGAAAACGGTTCAGGGTGATTTGCCAGGCCGCCGGCATACCGGACGAATTGCAGTTCCGAGACTTGCGCCGCACGGCGGCTACCGAGGTTTCAGCCGGCGGCGGGAACGTGGCCAGCCTGACCGGACACGTCGAGGGCAGCCCCATGGCCAAGGTTTATGTCATCAAAACCAAGGACTCGGCCCGGGCCGCACAGGCGGCACGGAAACGGGTCAGGAACAAAAGTGTTTGAAGAAGAGTTTGAAAGAACTTAACGGATTTTGCGAAATGCTTGCTAAGTCATTGAAATTATTGGCCACCCCGGCGGGACTTGAACCCAGCATCTTCGGTGTGAAAGACCGGGGCCTATGGCGGTTTTCTGCGGCCCTTCAAACTTTGGGGCGCTTTTCACGGTCAATGGTTTCAATGGCTTGCGAGGCAAGTTTGAAAAAGATCACTTGTTCACCGCCTCGCACGCCTCCATAAAGCGCACGATGTCTACCCACCAGTGGCCGACCTCGCGGTTAGCCCGGGCCGGGCTGTCAATCGCCGTCAGAGGGCCATGTTCGCCGCTTCCGGGCGATTGGCACATTGGCATAAGGTCCGGGGCTTTTCTTCGAAGCGCCCATTTTGCCGGCAGATCGATCTATTTTCACGTATCGATTGGTTTTTGGGTTCTTGATTTGAACAATATCGCTTTTTCTAGCCGTGGCCATTGAACGCTCCGATGCTCCAAGTGTTATCCTTCGGGCGGAGGCGGGACATCGGTAGGGCAAATCGCCATCCAGCCCGCGTTGTGCTCCTTGATCTCTTGGATCGTCTGGGTGGTGTCCCGGCTGCTGTAGCTGATTGGCTTATCCCAGAGACAAGTCGAATCAATCGCGGCGGTCGGGGTCGTCGTCTGGCATGCCGGCAAAATACTTAGGCACATTACGGCGAACAGCCAGGGCCTTACGTGCGTTCTCCAAGGCATCAGCGTTATCCTCCGCGATCTGCTGGACCCGCCCCTGGTCGATCAGTTGACGGCGCGCCAAAGCCTCGGCCAGGAAGTTGACTAGCCTCAGAGCGCCGCTGAACAGAGACAGCCAGCCCACTAGGTGTTCGCCGGCGCGATAAAGGTGGTGATCATGGTCACGATGGTGACCACCGCGCCCTGTACGGCGGGGTCCGTCAGGAACTCCAGATTGAAGCCATGGATGGCGCCGAAGCTGACGATTAAACCGACAAGCGCGCCGATCAGTTTGCTATATTTACCCATTGTCTATTTCCTTTTTCCAAGCGGTGATCTGGATGTGGGGCTTATCCATTATGGATTTGAAGTTTCCGCCCCACTCCAGCGAAATGCCAAGACCAATCCCGACCCCGATGAAGAGCCCCGCGAGGTAGTCGAAGCGTGCGGAAGTCCAGAGGTTGTTAAACGGCCACGGGACAAAATCAAACGCCAAGCTAGGCGAATGATTGTGGGGGCTTTGCCCAGGCCGGGCATTTGACTTGCCCTCGTCATAGACCTTTTGTTGCTCCTCGTGGGTCCGGTGGCCTTTGATTATGCTGAAGTCTTCGTGGATGATGGCCTTGCGAAGTACGACCTGGAGCCGCCGGTCGCACTGCTCCAGGTTGGCCGAGGATCGATGTCCAAAATGAGGCATTATCTTCGCATCCGTAGTTCCTGGAGGATGCGCTCCTGGCCACTGGCGATGGCCGTGCCAAACCGCTTCTGCTCAAGCTGGATGTTCGTGAGCCTCTCGTGGATGACCGCCTGTCCCTGCTCCAGCGACCGGACGCGCTTCGCCTGTGCCCGCTGGACCGTGCCCTGTGCCTCGATGTCTTGGACGTTGGTGGACACCGTGGCTTTCATCAGGGTCGCCGCCACGATGCCGCCGCTGACGATGGCGACCAAGCCGACTGCCAGCGGGATGCCCTGCAAGAGGGTCTTCCAACCCCTGTCTTTCTCTCGGGGCATCACAGACCGTCCTTTTTTGCGGGTGCTATCTCTGGCTCGCCAACCACATATCCAAAGTCGTTGGCGATCAAAAAATCGCGCACCGTCGCGACCGGAATCGACCATGCCATGTGGGTTACGGCCGACCAGCCGGCGGCTGAGACCTTCGACGGTACGCCGATTAGCTCAAAACGGCCTCGGTCATTAGACCACTGAAACAGCCCGCCACCGCTGTTGCCAAAGATAATCGGGGCGGTGGCCATGATGTAAGGGTAGCCCTGCATTTGATAATCGACGATTGCGATCAGCCCATCGGTCGTGAACGGCGGGCGTCCCAACCCTGCTCCGATGGCGTAGACCTCCGTGCCGAGTTGCAGCGGGCTGTCGGGCGGGCGCAGATCGGCGACGACATCAATGGTCCGCTCGCGGTCGATTAACCTCAAAAGCGCCAGGTCCGCCGGTTTATCATATGCGACGATTTCAGCGGATTTTCCCCGAGTGCCCACCGACATAGAGCAAAAATTGTAGTCGAACCACAGCGATTTCACCTGCTGCCGCCGCTCTCGATCCTTCTCCTTCCCGGCCTTCGAATCCCACTCTTTCCTCACCGACACGCTGTTGGCGATGACATGGTGATTGGTCAGAATCAAGGTCGTGGCCAGGCCGGCATCGTCGGCCTGAGAATAGATCACCGTGCCCGAGCCAGTGCTTCCCTTCGACGCAATCAGCACGGTGGCATATAACGCCTGCTCCAGTAACGGGCCACATTTCTGCACGGCCTCTGCGACAGGCATAAAAAAAGCCGCCAGGGCGGCGGCTGCGAGGACGGCGAGGATGCGGGTCATTTTTCAAGCGCTTCAAGGCGAGCGGTTAATTCTTGAATTGCCCCAACCAGCAGCGGCACGAGTTTCCCCTGATCGATGCCCTGCATGTCGGGTACTTCTCGCTCACCCGTAACGGCTGCTGTGGTCTCCCGCCACTGTGCGTTCTCTGGCAACTCCTCTGGCCGCTCGATGCCTGATTCCAGCACCTCTTCTGCCACTGCTTCGGTTGCCGGAATATACACATCACCAAGAGCGGGAGTGATTTCGTACTCCTCGGTCTTCATGTCGTCTTTTTCACCAGTGATCGCTTCGGGTACGACCTCCTGCGCTTCGTGGGCAAGGAAGCCGTCCACTATTTTGTCGGCATCGGTTATGAAATTAAAGCGGGAGGGTTTGAGTTGGTTAACCCGGTCGATGGAGCCGGTCATCGGCACTACGTTTTCTTTTAAGCGGTAGTCCGATGAGGTGTTGAAGGCGGTGGCGGAGCCGTCCGAAGTAATTGAACCTACTAACGTGGTAGAAGCGTAAAAACGTTGCAGATACCTTGTGCCCGAAGTAGCTAAGTTAACAAAATAAGAACTGGCCGCAGCTACGTCATTGGTAGAGGAAACGGCTCCGGCACTAGACAACTGAACACCCTTGGTCAAAATCTGCCCTGAAACAGTCTTGCCCACAAGGACGTTGCCGCTGCTGTCTATGCGCATACGTTCTGTGCCATCAGTGTTGAACGTCATGTAATTGCTTGGATGGTAATATCCGATTAAGCCGGAAGCATCGTTATCTGTTTGGTCGTCAGCAAATTCAAGCCCGCCCCACTTGTCATTTCCGCTTAAAACTGAAACAACGGCATGATCGTCTCCAGCGCCAACTTGCAACATCGTTTCTGAGGCGGTGAACACATAGCCAGCGGGAGTATTACCAATCCCCACGTTGCCGTTTCCGTCAATCACCAAGCGGCTTGCCAATGTCCCGGTGCCAACGGGGGAGGTCCAGAGCGACAATGCGCCGCCTAAATTACCCTGAAAAAGGTCGCTTTGAATTCTCGCATTCACGTTGGAACCGTCATTGGAGTAAAAATCCAATTGACCATACGTGTTTCCAGTGCCGCTGATTCTGCTATTTGTGGTTCCGGTGCTCAACACGTCTAACCCTGTAAATTGCGGGCTGTCCCCCGTCCCCACGCCGATGCTCGTTCGCAGGGTAGCCCCACTTTCCGCCACCGGGTCCGTGGTGCCATCGCCAACAATCATTTGACCGTCTGTTAGGACCGCCATTGCCGTGACGGCGCTGCTCCCGCCGGAACCTAACAACAGGCCGCCGTCGGTGAGTGTAGCCGCGCCGGTGCCGCCGTCACTGACCGCCAGGGGCGAAGCCGCCGCCGTTGTCTGATGCCCGCCGATGGTAATCGTCCAGTCTGTGTGCGTGCCGGTTCCCAGGATCGATGATACGTTGACCGTGGTCACCCCCGTTGATGCGTTAAAAGCGGTGATTTCCCCCTGCAAATAGGTCGTCGTTGGCGCGCTGGTGCGGGAAACCCTGACCGGCATACCGATGGCAAACGCCGGGATTTGGCTGTTGGCATTCGTCACCGTCCAGGTTTTCGAGCCGGTGCCGACTGCGTTCGATGTCGTGGATGTGCCGCGATAAGCGTTGGCGACATGCTCGACCATTTTTTCGAGCGCCTTTGGAAAGCCGGTGCTTTCGTCGGCGTAGGCGTTGCCTTCAAAGCTCGCCTCGGTGAAGGTGGTGCCGCCGATGGTGTGCGAAAATGCCATCTAGATTAGCTCCTCGATTGCCATGTCCATTGAGAACTGGCCAGTGGTTTCTGCCGTGAGTGGCTGCAAATCGGCCAGCCGCCCGTAGCAGCTCTGCCGCATCCGATGCGTCGCGTCGTCAACGTCGACCGCCATCAGCACGTCGCCAGACAGGCCCTTGAGGCGCTGGATTTCGTTCGCCTCGGTGAATGCCTCATCCTCGTCCATGTAGTGAAAGCGGAAGCCGAAACGCCGCCGCTTCGGGACCGTGTCCACATAGACTTGACCGCCCCGGCTGATCACCGAGCGGCTGCTGTCAACAAATCGTGTTTCCAGCCCATAAGCGACATTATTCACCGGGGTGAATGCCGCCGCCACGTAGACGCGCCCGACCTCGATATAGCTGTCCCCGTTTTCGGTGTCGCTGATGATGATTTTCACATACCGCGCCAGGACAGGAGTCGCCGAATAATAAAACGAAATCGGGCGGAACACGGCCAGGACCGCGTCGGTAGGCTTGCCGCCCCAGGTGAATTCGCCCCACTGTAATTCGCCGAACGCCTCGGTGGCGTCCACCACATCGACCGCGCCGGTATCCACCAGATTTGTGGAATAGCCGCTGTCGTTGCCGATCTGGATTTGCCACGTTGCGGCGTTCGATAAATTGTGGTGGATCAGCGACACGACGTTGATGGATTTCCGCGCCCCCAAGTCGATGGTCAATATGGTTGACGCCTCGGCGTCGTTCGTGGTTCTGGCCACCGTCGAAGGCTGTTGTTTCTGCAAGTTCGCCAAAGGCAGGGTGCTTTCCCACGATCCGCCGGCCAGCGTCGCGCTGTCGAAAAAATTATTGTAGGCTACAAAAAGATCAGCCATCAGCCCCACAACTCCAAATCGATCTCATTGTTCGCCGCGTCTTCGACTAAGCCGATGACGCGGAATTTCTTACCGCTGGTCAGATTGTAGCGGGCGAAAGTGATCTGCACCGTGTCGTTCAGTTCCAAGGTGAAGGGCTGCGTCTTCAATTTTACCTTGTAAAAATCACGGTCGGCCCCGAATAGCACCTGCAACCTCGCCGCCTCCGTCGCCCCATTGGCCGCCGTGGTCAGCAGCGTTGTGACCGCCAGGGTCGGCGCCTCTGGGTGGATCGTCTGCACGCCCGTGTCCGTGTTTGTCTCGGTGCGGTATTTGTTTTCAACGAAGGTGCGGCGCGCCGCCGTCGTCGATGCCGATATAGTCGAGCTGTTCTGCACCGTGAAATTCTGCGTGTGGTCAACCACCGTGCGGTGGGGCGGGATTACCGTCGCCATACGCTGCAATTCGATTATCTCCACCGCCGTGAAAGCCGCATCCGCCGACGACGCCGGCGCCTCGACGCGCCCGACTTGAAATGTGCCGTCGCGCTTGAAGCCGTAGAACGCGCCAACGGAATTAGCGATGGCGTCGAGGATCGTTTGCATCCGCGTGGGCGTCGTTACAAATATTCCCACCACATTGCTGTTCGCGGTATTCAGCGCCGTGAAACTGGCGGTGTCCAGACCGCCAGGGTCCGTCAGGCCGCCGTAGTCGGTCACCAGCAGGCGGATGATCTGGTCGGCGGTTGACTTGTAGCTGCCCGACGGTTTCGCCCCCTGAACGTCCGCCGTGATCCTGCCCGTAGTCACGCTCGACAGCGTGAAGCGTCCGTTGGTCAAATCATTGGCATAATCCGCCGCGTCCACCAATACGCCGTTGTCGTACACAGCATCGATTGCCTCGATCTGCCCGTCGTGGACTTGGTAGATTGCGTTGGCTACGTCGACCCGCGCTGGCGTGATGTTGTTGACCTTGCCGAACGCCAGGGGCTTCGGCTTGCCCTTCAGATCGTCGCCGCCTTCGGTGCCACCCGATCCGGCGTATAGCGTTCCCTGGACCGGCGTCTGGAATATCAGTTGGCGGTCCTTCAGACGCACCGAGATCAATTTATCGTCGAATTCTATGCTGTCAGACGTGCCGGTGAAGATTGTCGTAAAATCCGAATAGGCGTCCGTGTCGCCGCCGATTTTGACCACGACCGTCCGCCCATCGAATGCGTAGCCGGCCATGGCGTCCAGGCCGGCGTCGATGTTTCCCAGCACCAGGGTTCCGAAATTGGTTTTCGACAGGCCGCCGATCTTGCCCGCTGAAAACATCGAGCGCTCGAAAGAAATCGGCTCGACAATCCGCGCCTCGTAAAGCGTCTTGGCCGGGCTATCGCCGGCAGACGTGACCAGCCCGTGATCACTGACGCGCACGGTCGTCGTCGCCGCGCCCGCAATGTCATAGGCGCCAATCTCGGCAATATATCGCTTGGCCGAAAATGGATCGGCAACCAGATCAGCAAGCGCCATCGTTATGCCCTAGCGCCGGCCAACTCGCCGCCCGACAGCGCCCGACCGAATTGCCGCCGCAGCGCGCTCATTTCGTCGCGCACTTCGCGGACAGCGTCAACGATCTGCGTCGCCGCCATGTTGGGCGATACGCTGCCAGCCCTGCCGGGGGTGAATACCTCTGGCCCTCGTTCACCAACCATGTAGGCGTGCCCGCCTTGGACCGGGCCGCCACGCGCGCGGCGGTCGAGGAACGGTTCCGCCTCTGTTTTGACGCGCCCGAACGCGGAGGTTATGGCGCGGGAAAAATCGCCGCCGCTGCTATCGAACAGCCCGCGCAACGCGCCGCTGAGATCAACCCCGCCGCCCAGCGCGCCCGACACGGCGGCGCTTGCCAAATCCCCAATCCCGCCGCCGACCAGGGATTGCGCCACGGCGGCAGCCGAGAATTGTCCGCCCAGTATTCCCTTTGCTATACTGTTCGAGATACCGCTGCTGATGCCCGTGGCCAGGGCGCTGATGGCACTCGCCCCCTGTCCCGCCAGGCTAGCCGCGACACTAAGCCCCGACGCCGACATAACCCCACCGAACGCCGTGGCGGCGGACGCCGCCGCCACGGCGGAAGTGATGGCGCTCATGACGCCCGGCAAGATAAAGCTGGAAACGACCGAAGCGATGGCCATCGGGTCGCCCGACATCAGACCCTCGATGGTGCCTGTAATGCCAGACACGACGAACCTGACGCCTTTTTTTAAAAACCCCGTGACGCTCTTGAAAACCCCGCTTATGAAAGACCCGAACCCGAACCCCGGCAGGCCGCTGTCAGTATCGACCGCGCCTCGACTGTTCGAATTCAACGCGCCGAAAAATCCGGCACCGTATTTGCGCACGCTGGCGGCGTTGACGACATATTCGCCCGGCGACAACATGGCCGGGATGTTGTCCGAACGGTCGCTCCCCGTCCCGCCGACGTAGCCGCCAGAGGCGAAATGTGACGTTATCCAGGTCCCGAACCCGCCACCAAGGCCGCCCAGGAGCGTTTTCGCCACGCCGCCGGCAAAACTGATGACGCCCTGTGCCGCGATATCCGCGAGGCCGCGCGTCACCGTGTCGATGAACGACTTGAACGAAAGTTCACCGCTGACAAAGAAGTTAGACAGGGTCTTCTCCAGAGCTGTGAACGATCCGGTCACGAACTTCTTGGCGATGGCCGCGTAGTCGCGGATGCCGTTAAAATATTCCCTGACGGCGGCGGATGCGCCGCTCGAAAATGTCTGTTCGTGCGCGGCGCCGGCGGCAACAACCGCGTCTCTGTATTTCTGCAAGAGTGCTATTGCCTGGGGCGTGGTTGCGATCAACTTGTCTTTCATTGCGTCTTCGAATACTTTCAAATTCGCGGCGGCATGATCCAGGGCCACCCCAGAAGCCCCGATCTCCTTTTCCAAAGCAGCCACGCTCACGGTCAGCGGATCGATAGCCGCCTTGGTGGCGCGCACGCCGTCCTGGACGTAAACAAATGCCGACCCCGCTGACATTGTGCTGGCAGCTAGATTTTTAAACTCGGCCCCCGACACGCCAAGCGCGAGAGCTAATTTGCCCGACGTGGCTGCCACGACCTCCGCAATTGCGTTAAAAACTGTCGACTTTTTGACCGCTGCAAGCATTTCATCGCGGAAGGTAGCAATGGCGACGGCTGCCCCCGTCACGCCAAGCACGAATAAGGCAAGAAACTTGGGGTTGGCCACTACTGTAGCGAAAACCGCCAATGCTACTTTCGAAACCAATATGGACTTTGTGAACAAATATATTGCCGCCACCATATTGCCTATGCGAATGATGACGGAAACCCCGAAAACAGTCAGGAGCGCGGCGCTGATAATCTCAAGATTACGCCCGACAAACTTCATGGCGTTGATGACGGTGTTCATGTTCTTCTCGAACTTATCCGCGAACTCCGGCGACGACATCACATCCGCCATATTCTGGACAGCCCGCGTAAACAAATCAATTATGCCAGTTTGTGCAAAGGCCAGCCCTATGCGGATTTTGGCTATGGCGAGAGCCGTGTTCGAAACCGTCAATTTGTCGTTCAGAACTTCCGCCGCCCGCGCCAGCTTTTCCGACAAGATGACGCCCGCCGCCTCCGCTTCTGCGCCGAATTTTTGCAGGCCGGCGCTGCCGCCCTTGAGTACTAACACCAGACCGACACCTTCGCGGCCAAACAATTGCGCGGCCAGGGCGGCGCGCTGGGCCGGGCTCTCCACGCTTGCCATGGCGTCGGCGACATCGGACAGAACGGCCTCGGTCGGACGAATTTTACCCTCTGCGTCGGTGAACGCCACGCCCAGGAACCCCAGCGCCTTCTTGGCATCGCCCGTGCCCTGGGCTGCCTCGCCGATGCGCTTCGTGAAGCGCTCCAGAGAGCTATCGAGTTTCGCCTGTTCGACGCCGGCGAGGTCGGCGGCAAACCGCAATTTCTGCAATGCGACGACGCCGACGCCAACCTTGTCGGCGGTCTTGGCCATCGCGTCCGCCGCCTTGATCGCATTATGTGTGAACCGCGCCAGGCTTCGAACGGCGAGGCCGACCGCGATACCGCCTATGGCCGTCTTCAGCAGGTTGGCGGCCTTGTTCGTCGCCTTCAGGCCCTTCTGCACCGACCGCATCGCCTGCTTGGAGCGATCCTTGGCGGTGATGTCGATATGCATTTTATTTTTTGCCACCGCCGCCTCCTTTCTTCTTCTCTTGTTGCCGCTGCTGCTCGGCCTTCCAGCGGAAAAACGCCGACCATTCGGCGAACTCGCCCACGCTCATCTGGTCAACTAGCTCGTTTACCGTGCGCCCCAGCGTCTCCGCGAGCAGAAACAAAAACTGCCGCTCGGGAGACGCCCTCAGTTTTTTTCGATTTCCTCGGGGTCCACCGCCATGATCTCCGTCGCCAGGCGGGCGAGGACGCCAGCGTCGACCTTGGTCTGGAGCGCGCGCTTGTCGCCGAGGTCGAACATCTTGTTCCCCTCGGCGTCCATGCATTTCATAATCAGCACGTCGGCAAGGACGGTGGCGTCGCCGCCGCCGTTCGACGCCTTATGTAAACGCCCTTGTTCGCGGAGGGTAAACGGCTCGACATAGATCAGCAGCGGGCCGTCGTCGTCGCCCCATTCCGGCACCTCAATGGTGCGGATTTCCTGTGCCGAAAAATGGGCGACGGCGCGGTCTATCGCACCGCCGCCCGCGTCTTTCTTCGCGCTGGTCATGGGACTACGCCGTGCTTTCAGTCAACCCGCCAGACCCTTGTACGCTATAGCTGGCCTCGACCATGCCGTCGGCGGACGCGCTGATCGTTTTGCCGCTGATCAAGGCCGTACCGCTGTAATAAATGTCGCCGGTCGTCGCACCCTCTGGGTAGAGGTTGAGCGTAACGGACGCGCCAACATCGAGCGCACCCTGGCCGCTGGTGTCGGTTTCGTCCCACCAGCATTCTATAGTACCAGACCAGCTTGAAAGCCCGGCTGCGAACGAGCGGTAGCTGTCGCCCATCGCGGTTTTCTCAATCGCGTCGTGGCTCTCCTCAATTGAAAAGCTACGGATTTCGGCGATTGTATTGGAGCCGACCCGAACCGTGCCTTCGGAGCCTGTGTGAACTGCCATGTCTAAATCTCCTTAATGGCTTCGGCCTTAATGGCCTTTGGTTTGGGGCCACGCATGGCTGACTTAGCGCCCGCCGTGGTGTAGCCCTTGCTCTCAAAATGCTCGACACGGTCGTCGGTCACTTCGATCTCGGTTCCGCCGTCTGCGGAAATCATTTTCACTCGTTTCATGCTGCGTTCTCCAGATCGTTTTCAGCCGCTACGTAATCGATCTCGACATCGATCCGCACGACGCCGACCGGCTGTTCGCCTTCGTCGCTATACTCAATCTCGATGCCGACGATGCGGGTGTCCCGCGCCAGACTGTTCTGGGTCAAATCGCCCGCCAGCGCCTCCTCGACCTCCAGCGAGATCGCGTCCAGGGTGTCGTCCAGGCTGGACGTGGCGACGGCGTAGCCTTCGACCGCCAGCGCCAGCGTGCGCAATTGCGCGCGCGGCGGCGTCATGGTCAGGATTTCAACGCCTTCTGACTTCGTGTAGACGCACAGGCCGGGCAGATTGGCCGCCGCCATGGGGTAGACCCGGCTGGCGTAGACCCGGCTGGCGGTCGTCGTCAGGCCGGTCAGGGTGGTGACCACGCGGTCGCGTATCTGTTTTCGTAAATGGGCCATCAGTCTTTTTCCAGAACCAACGTCGAGACGCCAGTGCCTTCCGCCTGAATGACCCGCACGGTGTAGGCGGTGCCGCTGATCGTGATCGCGTCGCCGCCCGCCGCCGCGCTGGGCAGGTCCGCCGTGGCGCAAATAAAGCGCGGTTGCGCGCTGACCACGCCCAGGCCGGTCATCGGGTCAACCTCCAAAAACTCGTTGTCGAATATGCCGTTGACTGTGCTGGCAACGCCGCCCGCCGGCGTATAGCTGGACGCCACGCCGAAATCGGCGGTGTCGAAAAACACCGCCCGTTCGGTTGCGCCTTCGATTGCCATTATTTTTTAAGCCGCGCGCGCGGCACAAGCGCAGGTGCGTCGCTGGTGGTGAGCCCGACACTCCGATCTTTTTTTTCCTTGGCTTTACCCTTCGGCTGTGCCTTGCCCATATTGACCAGGGCTATGCCGTCGTCGTCGCTGACGTCGACAGTTTCACCGGCAGAATGGTGCCGCCCATCAATAGCGACGTCTCTGCTCAAAATAATCTTCATTGCAAACCCTCGAAAAGTTGGGGAGAGGCCGAAACCCCTCCCCATAGTTCAGACCGATTAGGCGGTCGTGTAATCCAAAACAGCCGCGAAAGATTGAGCGTGACGAACAGCCACATCAACATCTTGCAGCACGATTACGCGCGTGTTGCCGGCAGACCCGCCGGTGTAGGGATCGACCAGAACATCCGGCGAAGACCAAAAAGCCATTATCAGTTGCGAGAAATCACCAAAGATCATGGCCGAGCAAGTGCCCGACGCTGAACCCTTGGTGAGGTCAGACGGCACATGGCTGGTGATCCCCATGTTGTAGCCGTAGAGGCCGGTCCAAGGGGATTCCATAATCATCACGCTATCGCCGGAACCCTTGGCGGTCGATGACAATTTCCCCTTGACCTTTGAATTGGTAAGGTAATGCAAATTGTCCGTTAGCGCCGCGTTATCCGCCTCAACCTCTTTCACAAGATTGATGGCAGACGCCCAGGTCGGCGCACCGCCGTTTGTCCCAATCGCCACAGAGCCGATTCCGCTAGTCTGCGTTATGCCCGTTGGCTCGTTGGAACCGCCGCCCTCGATGGTGACATCTTCCAGCTTCGCGGCAATAGAAGCCAGCAGGTCGTCTCGGACAACTGCCTCGGCCGATGGATCAGCCTGGGCCATCAACTTCCGCGAGATGTCCGTGAAGACGCCTAAAGTTTTCGGAGCCAAAGTAACAGAGGCAAAAGTCTGGTTGACCTCCGCCACCGCCGAACCTTCGCCGACGAACGCCGCCGTGGCCCCGGCACTAATTTTCGGGATCGCGATATCGCCAACCAGGCCGCTCATAAATTTCATCCCCAACCCAGCCGTCACCAAACGGCCGCGCAGGGCTGAAATAAACTCTGATCCCAAGTGATCGGTGCCTTTCAGAAAACCACCGTCGGCATTTGTGCCGGCGATCAGATTACGCTGTCGCCACATGGCGCCAGGGGTGAAAAACCCCTTTGGAGTGCGGCCAGATTGGTGCGCAATCTCGTCACTAACTTCGCGCTCGTAACCGGCTTCACGCCAATCGCCTGTGCTGGATGCCCTGACCGCGCGAAGGAACGAGAATTCTCGGTGTTCTGATTTCTGAATATCAGGCTCCGCGAGTTCCAGCGGCTTGGCATCGCCGATCACGTCCAGCAATTCGCCTCGGAATTGCTCGACGGTGCGGCCTTTGCCGATAGCAGCTTCGGCCAAATCGCGGCGGTTATGCTTGGCGCCAAGGGCCAGGATTTCTCCGGTGGACTTGGCAAATTCGGCGCGGGCTTCGGCGGCTGCCTCGGCGCGGGCCTCGTCGACGTTGATGCCGACCTCGATGTTCGTTTCCATTTTAATCTCCTTTGGAACGGTTGCGATTGAAGCCGACCGCCCAACGCCGACCGTGTGGTCGGCTGGAATTGAGACAATGCTGGCCTCCATGGGTGTCCATCGCGTCGCGGTGAAGACCGTCCCGTCCTCGCCTTCGGATTTGGACATTTCGTCGATGCGGTACCCCACGCTGACATTTGCGCGGATACCGTCGACCACATCGGTGAAGACTTCATCGGCCAGTTCGCCTTTTCCGAAGCGCACTTTGGCGCGGGTCTTCCGCGCATCACTGTCGATGGTGACTTCCTCGATAACTCCGAT